AAAATATAAGAGAGAAGATGATTTATAAAAGATCTGAATTTAAAAATATTGTAAGTAATCTATGAATTTAAAAGAATGAAATTAATTTAGTCGTGGATTTTGCAAGCCGAAGCCCTGAAGCTTGACCAGCACCGCATGGCAAGATACTGCAGAACGGTAGACCCAAGATTCCTTAAAGAGCTCAACAAAAAGAAGCCACAGACAAAAGAAGAACTTAGCGACATTTGGTACACCAGCCAGGGTGAAAACTACGGCAGAGACCACCATTACAACGCATCACGCTACAGAATGCTTAACCTCCACGCCACCTTCACCAAGGGCACGGTTGAGTTCAGACTTTTCCAGTTCGATGCACCGGCAGGCGGAAAGCAGAACGGCATCCACGCCGGACAGCTTAAGAGCTACATTCAGCTTTGCCTGGCCTTGAGCGAGATGGCAAAGGAAGTAAGAACCGCAAGCCCTAAGCCACAGCAGCACGAGAATCCAAAGTTTGCGATGAGAACCTGGCTTTTAAGACTCGGATTCATCGGTGAGGAATTCGCAACAGCCCGCGAGATTTTAACCCGCAACCTTAGCGGAAACGCAGCCTTCCGGTTCGGAAGAGCCTAAACCCCCAGCGAGGACTTAGCCTCCTCCTGCCGGCCCCTTGAGTGGGGTTTCGGCAGTAGAAGGGTAAGCCTTCCGGAGTTAAACAAAAACGAAAGGAAAAGATTATGACAAAGAGATATTACATTGCCTACGGCAGCAACCTTAACATCGATCAAATGCGTTACCGCTGCCCCGGGTCAAGGGTTGTAGGCACATCGGAAATACCGGATTTTCAGCTGCTTTTTAAGGGGAGCAAAAGCGGCGCTTACCTTACCATCGAGCCAAAGAAAGGAGCCAAAGTTCCGGTGGCGGTGTGGGAGGTAACTGCTGATGATGAACTTTCCCTTGACCGTTACGAAGGCTATCCGAATTTCTACTACAAGACCGAAGTTGAAATCCCGGTAATCTGCATCAGCGACCGTAGGGTAAGAAAGCTTAAGGCCTTCATCTACATCATGCATGAGGAGCGCGAAATCGGTGTGCCTTCCCAGCGGTACGTGGATGTCTGCCTTGACGGTTACGAGGCCTTCGGCTTTGACGAAAACTTCATTTATGAGGCTCTCAACATAAGTCTGGAAACTAGTGATGAAATAGCGTTAAACCATTGAAAATAAAGGATTTATTGACTTGATAAGGTGTGCATTAAGAGCAAATATGAACACCGTAAGGCGGATGGCGGAGAGTCCAAAATTCCCGCACCGCCCGGTTTAACGATTTAATTCCATCATAAGGATTACAGAATGAATACTGATAAAAACGAACCGAAAGTATGCCCAATCTGTGGTAAAGCCTACACCGGACATCCAGCTCTATCCCGAAAAGACGACAATACTCCAATCTGCCCCAACTGCGGAACTCTGGAGGCTTTGGAAGCCGCCGGAATACCTAAGGAAAAGCAGAAAAAAGTCCTCGAAATTATCCGCGAAAAGCTCGCTGAAAAACCTTGTAAATAGTTGAAAATACTGGGTTTATTGACTTGCTATAGTGTACCTTCAGAGCGAATATGAACACAACAAAACGAACACGAAGGTACATTTTTCAAGGAGTCAGACATGAACAATTTCGAGAACTTTTACAACCGCATCAGGGATGCAAAGAACGCCTACGATGCCGCCAGGACAGAGGATGAGAAGAACGCCGCAAGATCCGCCTACAAGGCAGTCTGGGATGAACTCAAGGAACTTGGCAACGCCGCCTGCCGGCTTTTTAACGAGTACGAAGTTTCACGGGACAGCGGCAACGATTACCTCGACATAAGCGAAGTGGTCTGGGACAACGAAGCGGCAAAGCTGATTGAAGCCATGAGACAGAACGGAATCGAGAGGTTCACCTTTTCCTCCGGATGGAGTCACGCAGTGGAAACCGCATGGCTTTTCAAGGAGGCCGGATGCACCCTTGAGGGACTGGTTGAGATCAACAGCCGTTACACCGGGTGGAACAGCGACGAACACGAAAAAGCCCACGGCTACCTTTTCCGAGTTGAGGGTTAAGAACGAACAGAATTAAACAGCAGGAGGTCGGAACAGGCCTCCTTTTTAACTCCAAAAAATAGTACAAAATCAGACACTTATTGACTTGCTATACCTTTGGTACAGAGCGAATATACAGTCATCGAGAACAACAACGGAGACTTGAAAATGAGCAAGATGACAGAAAGAGCAAGAACCTACAGATTACCGAATCCTTCCACTCCGGAGGATCTGGAATGCCGCTGGAGCAAGACCTTGAGATTCGGTGACAAAGTAATCCTTGCAGGCCATTACTACAACGGAGCCGGCAAGCCATCCTACTACGGCGCAGTTTACGAGTTCCTCACCGAGGACACCGGCTGCGAGGCTGAGATTGGACTTCGCGAGGTAAGCGGCGTAGATTTCATGGATGACGGCCATGCTCTTGAATGGGCGATGAAGAACGCCAACAATTAGTACGGAGCTTAACGGCTCCTTTTTTATACCCAAAAGATCGCTTCGGCGGTCTTTTTTTATGCCTGTAAGGAGGTGTGCCTATGGCAATGCGGAAACTTAAAAAATACGTCCCCACCAGATTTCTGGCCAAAGGCTCAAAGTACGATAAGACTGCCGCTGATTATGCAGTGAACTTCATCGAATGTCTCTGCCACACCAAGGGAACCTGGTCAGGGAAAAATTTTGAGCTTATCGACTGGCAGGAGCAGATCATCCGCGACCTTTTTGGAACCTTAAAGCCGAACGGCTACAGACAGTTTAATACCGCCTATGTTGAGATACCCAAAAAACAGGGCAAGTCTGAGCTGGCTGCCGCCGTAGCACTTCTTCTTACCTGCGGTGACGGAGAGGAACGAGCCGAGGTTTACGGCTGTGCCGCAGACCGTCAGCAGGCCACCATCGTATTTGATGTGGCTGCCGACATGGTGAGGATGTGTCCGGCTCTGAACAAAAGAGTCAAGATCCTCGCCTCGCAGAAACGCATCGTATACCTCCCCACTAACAGTTTTTATCAGGTGCTTTCGGCTGAAGCCTACTCGAAGCACGGCTTCAACATTCACGGTGTGGTCTTTGATGAGCTTCATACCCAGCCGGACAGAAAACTTTTTGATGTAATGACCAAGGGTTCGGGTGATGCCCGAATGCAGCCTCTGTATTTTTTGATCACCACTGCTGGAACTGACACGAACTCAATCTGCTATGAAACCCATCAGAAAGCGAAAGACATTCTTGAGGGCAGGAAGATCGATCCTACTTTCTACCCGGTGATTTACGGTGCTGCCGAGGATGATGACTGGACAGATCCGGAAGTCTGGAAAAAGGCTAATCCATCTCTTGGAATCACCGTCGGCATCGACAAGGTACAGGCCGCCTGCGAATCAGCAAGGCAGAATCCCGGAGAGGAGAATGCCTTCAGACAGCTCCGCCTCAACCAATGGGTAAAACAGTCAATCCGCTGGATGCCGCTTGAGAAATGGGATGGCTGCTCTTTTGCGGTTAATCCTGATGAGCTTGAGGGCCGTGTATGTTACGGCGGTCTTGACCTATCCAGCACCACCGACATTACCGCTTTCGTCTTGGTGTTCCCACCGAACGATGAGGATGACAAGTATTACATCATGCCGTTCTTCTGGATCCCCGAGGACACCATGGAACTGAGAGTGAGACGTGATCACGTGCCTTACGACGTATGGCATAAACAGGGATTTCTGGAAACTACTGAGGGCAACGTAGTGCATTACGGATACATCGAAAAGTTCATCGAGAACCTGGGTACCCGTTACAACATTCGGGAAATCGCCTTTGACCGTTGGGGAGCCGTGCAGATGGTGCAGAACCTTGAGGGCATGGGATTCACCGTTGTGCCTTTCGGTCAGGGCTTTAAGGATATGTCCCCACCGACTAAAGAGCTCATGAAACTTACTCTGGAGCAGAAACTCGCCCATGGCGGTCATCCGGTACTCAGATGGATGATGGACAACATTTACATCCGCACCGACCCCGCAGGAAACATCAAAGCTGATAAGGAAAAATCCACCGAGAAGATTGACGGTGCGATTGCCACCATCATGGGACTTGATCGAGCCATCCGCTGCGGTAATGACAACACATCGTCTGTTTACGATGAACGCGGGATTTTATTTATCTAGGAGCATACATGAATTTTATTAAACGTCTTTTTACCAGAAAGACGACCAACAGTCTCAACGGCTCCGGCTACCGCTTTATGATGGGAGGAAGCACTTCCGGCAAACACGTCAATGAACGTTCAGCCATGCAGATGACCGCAGTGTATGCCTGCGTGAGAATTCTGTCAGAGTCAATTGCGAGTCTGCCGGTTCACCTTTATCAGAATCAGGATGAAGGCAGTAAAACAAGAGCAGTAAAACATCCGCTGTATCGCATTCTGCATGATGAGCCGAATCCGGAAATGACCTCATTCGTATTCCGGGAAACTCTGATGACGCATCTTTTGCTCTGGGGTAATGCCTATGCTCAGATTATCCGTAACGGCAAAGGTGAAGTTATCGGCCTTTATCCGCTGATGCCAAACCGCATGACGGTAGACCGAGATGTCTTTGGACGTATCTGCTACTGCTATCAGATGCAGGATTCTGATGCGCACACAGGCAAGTCTGGCAATGTAACTCTAAAGCCTTCTGATGTGCTGCACATTCCGGGGCTGGGCTTTGACGGTCTGGTGGGCTACTCACCGATTGCCATGGCCAAAAATGCCATTGGACTCTCCATTGCCACTGAGGAATATGGAGCCAGGTTCTTTGCCAACGGTGCAACACCGGGAGGCATTTTGGAGTTTCCGGGAACGGTAAAGAATCCTGAATCGATCCGCGAAAGCTGGAATAAAGGTTTTTCAGGTAACAACGCCCATAAGGTAGCCATCCTTGAGGAAGGCATGAAATACACGCCGATTTCTATTTCACCGGAGCAGGCGCAGTTCCTGGAGACTAGGAAGTTTCAGATCGACGAGATCGCGAGGATCTTCAGGGTGCCGCCACACATGGTTGGTGATTTGGAGAAATCGAGCTTCTCCAACATCGAACAGCAGTCTCTTGAGTTCGTGAAATACACCTTAGAGCCCTGGATTATCCGCTGGGAGCAATCCCTTAACCGGGCTTTACTTTCTGAGACTGAAAAGCCTGACTATTTCGTGAAATTCAATGTAGACGGACTCCTCCGCGGTGATTACCAGAGCCGCATGAACGGCTATGCCATTGCCCGGCAGAACGGTTGGATGTCAGCCAACGATATCAGAAGTTTAGAGCAGCTTGATCTCATTCCGGATGAGCTTGGCGGGAATCTGTATCTCATCAACGGAAACATGACCAAACTGCAGGATGCAGGAATTTTTGCAAACAAGGAGAACAACAATGAAAAAGTTCTGGAAGTGGAAGAACCAGACGGAGCCGGAGACACCGGAGGAGCAAAACCAAAACGTACCGAACCCGGAAAGAACCCTGTTCCTGAACGGCACCATCGCTGAGGAAAGCTGGTTTGACGATGACGTAACACCTCAGCTTTTCAAAGACGAGCTTATGAGTGGTTCGGGAAATATTACGGTCTGGATTAACTCACCGGGAGGCGACTGTGTGGCTGCCGCTCAGATCTACAACATGCTGATGGAATATCCGGGAAGCGTAACCGTAAAGATTGACGGTATTGCTGCCTCTGCGGCATCGGTAATTGCCATGGCAGGAACCAAGGTATGTGTCTCACCGGTTTCCATGCTGATGATTCACAATCCGATGACCTTTGCCTTTGGTAATACTGCTGAAATGCAGAAAGCCATCGATATGCTTGGGGAAGTAAAGGAATCAATCATCAATGCATACGAAATCAAAACCGGCATGAGCAGAGCTAAACTTTCCCGTCTGATGGATGCGGAAACATGGATGAATGCCAACAAGGCTGTGGAGCTTGGATTTGCGGATGAGATCCTGCAACGCGACTCATTAGAGGATGCTGAACCACAGACAGCATCAGCCATGGCTTATTCCCGAGTGGAGGTAACCAACTCGCTCATGGAAAAGCTGTCTGCCCGATGCCGCATTGAGGCAAAACCAACTGAAACCAAAACCAATGAACGCTCCGTGGATGATTTGATGGAGCGTCTTAACCTTATCAAAAACTAGGAGAATTTATGACTACTGTAAATGAACTTCGTGAAAAGCGAGCAACTGCTTGGAATGCCGCCAAGGCTTTTCTTGAATCCCGTCGTACCGACAAGGGAACTCTTACCGCCGAGGATGATGCCACCTACACCCGCATGGAGCAGGACATCACTGATTTGAGCAAAGAGATAGCAAGACTTGAACGCCAGGAGGCAATTGATGCAGAACTTTCCCGTCCCGTTAATCAGCCCCTTACCTCAAAGCCTGCCTCTGTATCTCCTGCTGCTGACTCTGTGGTAAAGCGTGGCCGCGCCTCTGATGAATACAAGGCAGGAATGCTTAAGGCTCTGCGCTCCAACTTCAAACAGGTTTCAAACGTACTGCAGGAAGGTGTGGATGCCGACGGCGGTTACCTGGTGCCGGAGGAATATGACTCCCGTCTTATCGATGTACTTACTGAAGAGAACATCATGCGTTCTCTAGGTAACATCATCACCACCTCCGGCGAGCACAAGATTAACATCGCCGCCACCAAGCCTGCGGCTGCATGGATTGAGGAAGGCGGAGCACTGTCCTTTGGTGAAGCTACCTTTGATCAGATTTTGCTTGATGCCCATAAGCTTCATGTAGCCATCAAGGTAACCGAGGAACTTCTCTATGATGCCCAGTTCCCATTGGAGAACTACATCATTGACCAGTTCGGCAAGGCTCTCGCCAACGCTGAAGAGGATGCATTCCTGAACGGTACCGGTCGCGGTCAGCCACTCGGCCTCTTTGCAGAAACCGGTGGTGGTACTGCTGCTTTGTCTGCCGCATCTGTAACTGCTGACCACCTTATGCAGCTTATTTACACCTTAAAGCGTCCGTACCGCAAGTCTGCAAAATTCATTATGCATGACAAGCTGGTAGCTGCCATCAGACAGCTTAAGGATAACAACGGTGTGTACCTCTGGCAGCCTGCATTGACCTCCGGTGAACCGGATAAACTTTTAGGCTACGATGTGTACACCTCCCCGTTCTGCCCTGAAGGCAAGATTGCCTTTGGTGATTACAGCTACTACAACATCGGCGACCGCGGTACCCGCTCCTTCAAGCAGTTAACCGAGCTCTTTGCTGGTAACGGCATGATTGGCTATGTGGCAAAAGAGCGAGTGGACGGTAAGTTAATCCTGCCGGAAGCGGTGCAAATCCTTACCATCACCGGCGGTAAGACCGTGAAACCCTAAAGCTCCATAACGGAGCTTTTTTTATGCCTTCATTTAGCTGAGTTTATTCTCTGCTGATGGAGGCTTTTTTGGAGTTTTGATATGAGCATTACCCTCAAGGAAATGAAGAACTATCTGCGTGTTGACGGGAACGAGGACGATACGCTGATTCGCTCTCTTATCGGTTCATCTGAAAGGCTCTGCATGGATGTGATAAGAACCGATGACGTGAAGATTCTTTACGGCTCAAAGTACGGCAAGGCTGCGGTGATGTATGCCGTCAACTACATGTTTGAGCACCGGACCGAAGCTGACTTTAAGTCTCTTACTCTATCTCTGCGCTCCATGCTGTTCGGCTCAAGACAGGAGGCATTCTGATGGAAACAGGAACGTTAAACGAACGCATACAGATTTATGAACCGAAGGCTGAAAGGAACCTTACCAGTCTTGACGACTACGAGCTTTCCGGAACAGTCTGGGCAAATGTACGTGCGGTAACCACCCGTGACCAGATGCGCAGCGGTGTCGATGTGCAGAGCGGTCAGATTACCGTGCTTATCCGCTACCTTTCTGGTCTTTCGGATGACTGCCTTATTCGATGGAATGACAAGTTCTACGGAATAGACAATTTATCTGCGGATAAGCATAAGGGTGAAATCCTGCTTGGCTGCAGCTATTCGGGACTTAACGACAACCAGAGGATTACCACATGATTTCAATCAGTGAAATGAAAGCAAAGGTTAAAGCTCTGGTGGAAGACATCACCGGGCAGAAAGCCTACTTTGACATTGTTCCGAATAACGTTAAAACCGCATCGCTGATAACCAGACAGGCTACCGAGTTCTCCGGCAGAACAATTGACGGTGATGCCCATGATGTGCGGCATGGCTTTGAGATATTTATCTTCTCGTTTGTAAGCGCAGACACCTGTGATGCCATTACGGACCGGCTGGTGGCTGCCACTGACGGCAAATACTCGGAGGATTTCCGGCTCATCATGGTAAACAGCATAACACCAACGGAGTACGACCCCGAGGTGGGATTCTGGGGCAATGCGGTAAGTATGGAGTTTGTTGAACGATGATTAAAGCAGATACCTCCGGCGCTGATGTTCTTGCAGAAAAGCTCAAAGGTCTGCCAGCAAAACTTCAGACCAAAATCAGCCGTATGATTCTGAAGGAGGCTCTTAAGGAAACGGGAGCAAGAGAAGAACTCACGGGTTACATCAGCACTCACTTTAAAGCTCATACCGGCATTTACCGCAAATCTGTATCCGGCATCAAATCATCAAGAGTACGCTCAGACCCTAACCGTATTATCTCGTACATACACTTTCTGCCGGTGAGTAAGGTCAAAGGCGGCAAGGAAGGCAAAAAGCCTCACATTCCACCTAAGACTCTCAATCACTGGCTTAATGCCGGTACCCGTGATCACACTGTTGGTAAAGGCTCAAGTCTTGAAGGCAACAAAGTGATTCAGCAGCTTATTGCCAACAAATATCAGATTGCCATCAACAAAGCCAGACTCAATCTCGCATCTGCCAAAACACAGAAACAGCGGGAAAGGTATCAGGCCATGATGGAAAGGAATACAAAAAAGCTTGCTTCGGTTAAGGCTAAAGCCACGAAAAAAGCAAGTCAGCATGGTGGCAAGGTTAAGGGCATATCCGCCCGTCATTTTATTGAAGCGATACAACGCAGGGTAGATCAAAACGCAGTGGCTATTGTGGTTCAGCAGGTTGAAACCTCTATGGCCGATTTATTGAAATAGGAGAAAACAGAAATGGCTAAACATACACAGCTTTACGATTACAAGGCAAAAGAACCTGTCCTTCTCGGAGGTACTCATTCCCAGTTCTCAACTGATGATGGAGTTACCTGGCTGCCGCTTAAAGGCGCGCAGGAGCTTGGGGATATCGGTGACATTGCCGAATCCGTGGAATGCACCACCATCGATGATGACAGAAAGGTTTACTGCGGAGGACTTAAAGATTCTGCTGAAAAGGAACTCACCATCTACTATTACGATGATGACGCTGACCAGCAGGCTCTCATTGCCGCCGCCGAGGCACAGCAGACAGTTCGCATCCGTCATCAGTGGCCGAACGGCACCAGAGCAACCTATGATTTGAAGCTTCTCGGCTATCAGATTATGTCCGGCTCTGCAGACGGTTTTATGCAGCTTAAGGTTTCAGGCAGACAGGCATCTGATGTTGCCTGGTCGAATGCCGATGCGGCTGAACAGACTCAGACCGATGAACAGGAAGGAGAATAACCATGTCTTATTTAGATCGAATCAAGGGGCTGAAATTCAAAGTCAGCAAGGTAACCGTTGACGGTGTGGACTTTTACCTGCGTGAGCTTTCCGGTAAGGCGCGTCTCGACTTTGAAGGTGAGAAGGATTTACAGCTTCGTGTCCTTAAAATGATGCATGCGTCTCTTTGTGACGCTAACGGCAATCTTACCGAAAAGCCGAAAGACTTTGATGCCTTTATGGAATCAGTGCCGAACAAGGTACTGCTCCAGCTCGTTAATGCCTTCTCGGCTCTTAACATCACTGGTGAGACACACCTAAAAAACTAATCCGGGGCAGTTTCGTATTCAGACTGGCGGTGAGAATTGCCCGGGAGCTTCACCGCCCAATCTCTGAAGTTCTGGAATATCCCACCACCGAGTTTAACTACTGGGCGGTGGTATTTCAGGAGGAATACTATGAGATGCATCCCCATGAAAGATATCGTGATGGAATGACTGGATGCGACTGTGCCGGGGAGATTGAGAAGTTTAAGCGAATGATGAATTCACAGAGGAGATCAAAATGAACGACAGCACCATCAGGCTTTCTGCCGACACGTCTGCTCTGACTGACTCATTGAGCAAAATTGCCGAAGAGATGACGGCCATGAAGGACGCTGTTTCCTCCTCGGCTACGGCTATGGGTGCAAACCTTGATGCATCCGCGAAACAGGCTGAGGCTACCAATGCCGCCATCCACGGACTTGATGAGAGCGTTAAGACCGTAACTGACTCCATCAATGAGCAGACCAAAACTGTAACTGACCTCGGTACGAAGCAGAGCAAGGTTACAAAGGAAATCAGCAAGGCCTTAAATACTCAGAATACCCAGCAGAAAGACGCCAACACCACTCTTGCCGAGCAGAAGAAAATCATGCAGGAGCAGGAAACTGAAATCAAAAAGGTCACCAAAGCCGTGGACAGTCAAACCGGAGTTCTGCAGAAAAACGCCTCCGGCTGGAAAATGCTGATGACAGGTTTTGCCATCAAGTGCAAAATCCACGACTAAATTAATTTCATTCTTTTAAATTCATAGATTACTTACAATATTTTTAAATTCAGATCTTTTATAAATCATCTTCTCTCTTATATTTT